GCGTGCCGTCGGTCAGCTGTTGGTAACGCGTACCGCCCAATGAGAAACCAACACCTTTAAGTGTGTAGTTTGGAACCATCATCGTGCGAGCCAAGTATTGTGACACCGTGGCTGTTACAGAGTCTGCCCCTGGGAGCGTGCTGCTATAGGTTACGTTAGCTGTGGTGGACGTAATTTCAGCACTGCGAATACTGCCACTAAGGGCATTCCAATTGCGCTGTATATATGTGCCCGCAATTGATAGGAATGCGAGCAGTGGACCAAGGCGGTCGTCGTGCAACACGCTCGGGGTCATGTTAACGTTAATGGCTCCAGTGCTGTAGTTGATAGTGCCGCAACTTACAAAGAAACCATTACCAGAATCTTGGTAGCGCAAGCCACCTACACCATCATCGCCAATACGTACCGAGTCTGTCCGATTGTAAAAATTAAGCATCCAGCCATTTGGTATGCTGTAAGTCAATCTGATAGTCACCACAAACGACACCGACCCGGGCACGATATTGGCCGCACCAATGTTTCCATTGACCAGCGGGACAGACGCTGCAACATCGCCGTTAGACCCATCAATATCTACCAAAAACACAGTCCCTGGCGTGGGTAATGTGTTTGGGCTAATCCGCACCACCCCTTGGGTGTAGTCCACTGTGCCGGTAGCGTCACCAGTCAAATTGCCAAAGCCGTCATCGGTTGCCAACTTAGTTGTGCCGTCCATCCACCCAATAGACACGGAGCCAATGCCAATCGACTTGCTGCCCTTTTCTTCACTGAGCAAACCATCAGTGTTGATAGGCACATACACCTTACCGTTATTTGTCAGCATGGTGTTGTTACTGGTTACGCTGGTCACCTGGCTGTAGCTTTGCACTACTACGCTGCTGCCCACGTCCGGCAGAGCCCCAAGCGTCACACTGACACTTCCTGTGGTGTAGTTAAGTGTGCCAACGCCGTTGGCGCTGCTATTACCAGACAGTTTTCCAGCGCCATCGTCACGCAACACATACCAGCGCCCTTGAGCCAGGTAGCTAATGCTCAGTGTGCGGGGCAGTGGCACGTCATCCATGACAAAGGCGTAGTTCAGCGACCGGCTCTCGGCGGTGACAAGAATGGCACGCTGGTCGCTTATCAGATCAGGTACTGCCGCCGGTATGAAAGTAACCACATGGGAGCCACCTGACGTGCCCCATACATTTGTGCTCAGTTTGACAATGCCATTGTCATAGTCCACCTGCCCCACCTCGGCTGCAGCGCTGATCAGCAATCCGCCTTGGTCGGTTGCAGTCACCCCGCTGCGAACAATACTCAAGCTGCCAGGGTAAATAGGACCACCAACAAACAAGTTTGTGCTGGTGGTGAAGCCCATGCTAATCGTCTGCGTGACGGGTCCACCAGTAGCTACCAACGCGGCGCTTAAACCATTGGTGCGCACATCAAGAATTGGGCTTTCCGTCTGCGAACTTGGAACCAGTTGGGTGTAAACCGAGGCCGCGTTCACAGTAAAGTCACCCAGCGCGGCGGCTTGCGCTAAAGGCGTTACGCCAACATAAGTACCCGCATCAGCCACTACTGTGTCGCGCATCTTGGCAGCGTTGGCAGCCAACGATAGTTGTTTGCTTGCTGGGCTACCAATCATATCGTCGCGCAATGCGTCGCTGATAGATAGCGTCACCACAGCCTTGTCATAGGGGTTACCGTTGATATCGTAAAACGTGCGCGTAACCGACTCCACAGCCGTGGTGCGGATGTACTGTTCAATCTGATTACTTAAGCCTTCGTACTGCACCAATACCAGCGTCTGCCCGATAGCGGGTAACTCGGTTTTTGTTTCTTGCAGTACCTGGACGCTGCGCTGCCCTGCAATGTGGTTTTCGTAAAGAATACCAGGCCACAATGGCCCCTTGTTCAAATAGGACTCAACCCGGCTAGACGCTTCGGTTCGACGATCAAAAACGGAGTCAGTGGTGAACAACGTCACGCTTACGTTTGGGTCTTCGGGAGGTTCAGCCACAATCATGTTGCTGCCCATGTAAGTGGCAGTGTCAGCCGTCTGCACCGAGACGTGCAATTTGCGCAAATTCACCCGGCCACCAGCGCGGTCAAGTTCACTGATGTCCGGGAAAATAGCATTGCTTACACCGTCTGCAATGACCGTTGACGTGGGTGCGCCACCACCTTCGGCCACGTCGTCCATGACTTGGGATGCGACCAGTTTGATGTCGCCTGAAAGGATGGGCATAGCTTACAACCCCAGCGCCTGGCGCTCTACCCGGCCCCATTGCCGGGCGGCTTCCACAAACGCGCCAAATTCCTGCATGGCCGCCAGCTCGCCGGGGGTTGGTGTGTACATGCCGGTGGCAGCGCCTACGCCAATGCGGGCAAAGTACATCTCGTCATCAATGCTGTACTGCGCACGGATTTTGTGAATCATGTGCTCTGAGATCAGGTGCACATGGGTGCTGGCGGACTTGATTTGCTCTTTGAGTGCGTCGGTCAGCACCACGGGCTGCGGGTCAATTTCTGGCGGCTGCATGGGCAGCGTCAGGCCTTCTGGAACGGCAACATAAGTGGTGCCGTCAAGCGTGCACAGCTCGGTGCAGTGCAGCGCGTCGTCAAACCCTTGCGAGTCGGGTAGCGCCATTTGAATGGTGGTGTGCGGTGTTGAGGCTTTTTGGTAGGCGTAGATAGAGGTCATGGTGGTGGTGAGTGGTTAAGGGGATGGCCCCAGCGCTATCGCTTAGGGCCTCAAGTCAAATACGAGGCGCAGGCCAGCCCAACGCTGTGGTTCGCGTTGTTCCGGGCGTTGCTCAGACTGCGAAAGCGGACACCGGCAACGCTGCCGTTGCCCCAATTGCCACGAGAAATCACACAGAGCTCATTGCGAATGTACTGGTAGTAGTAGTCCGTGCCCATGGCATTGCTGCCTGCCGTGCTCATGCCGCTGGCAGCGGGCAGGCCCAGCATTGACAACAACCGGTTGGCGGCGGTGTCCCAGGCAAACACCTGGTTGGCTGCGTTGCCATAGCGCTGGGCGTAGGCGTTGTTGGGGTAGGTGGTGACAAAGTTGGGCGTGATGACATCAAACTGTGCGGCTGCACCCGTGGCGCCCCAGTGGTCGGTGGCCAGGGTGGTGCCTGCTGTGACAGCAGCGATGTCCACACTGGTCTTGAGCGCATAAAACACGCCCTTGGTCGTGATGCCGCCCGACGTGTAGGCGGTAAAGGCGGTGCCATCCACGGCATTGAGTGTGATGGTGTTGGCATCGGTCACGGTGATGGTGTACAGCCGGCCGTTGAGCTGCGTCATGCCTTCCACGCTATCAATTTGCACCACATTACCTGTGGTGTAGCCATGCGCGGCGACGGTGAGCGCAACCGGGTTGGCCTGGGTGGCGCCGGTGATGGTTTTGCCAAGGGCAATGCACATCAAGCCTGGGTTGATTTTGTAGATGTTGCCTGCCACATCAGCAATGCCGCAGGCCTGGCCGTTGTGGGTGGTCTTGGCAAACGGCACGCCACTGCCCGCCAGCGCCATGTTGGGTGCGCCACTGGCCCCGGCGGTGGTGAAGATCACGCTGGTGTCGTTGGCGTCGCGCAGGGCATTGTTGTTGTTGCCCTTGGGGTAATTGGTGACACGCGCGGCATCAAACCAGGCGCAGTAGGTGGCGCTGGTGCTTGCCTGGGCGTGGGCCTCTGACAATCTGGTAATGGCGTCGGCCATGAAGATGGTCTCAGGCACAAACAGGGTGCCCCGCGTTTTGGCGGCGGCAATGGCACCGTAGTAGGCATTGGCGGGTGCGCCGGTCAGGGTGGCAAAGCCAAGCTGGCCGGTGCTGGGGCCGCTGACGATGGGCATGGCATTGGCGATGCTGGAGCAGGTGCCCGCGTTGTTGCTGCAGTCGTATTTGTCGCGGAAAAAGCCGGGCTGGTTGGTGCCGCCGTTGATGAAGGCGCGGTGCAGGTAGTAGCTGTCAGACGCTGCCGTAGCCTCGTCTGGGTAGGCACTCAGGGGTTTTACGTCGACGCTGTTGGCCGCGTACACGCCATAGGTCGGGTTGTTGGCGTGGCCCAGGCGAAAGTAAAACGCGGGGATCCAGATCATCACACTGCCGTCGCTGTACTGGTAGCTGCCGTAGTTGGCGCTCAGGGTATCGGTGCAGCCAGGCATGGGGGTGTAACCCATGGGCACGGCGGGGCAAATGCCTTGGCCGAAACCGGCAAAGCCGGGGGTGCCGATGTTGTTGTTAATCGCGTTACGCAACAGTGTCCCGTCGGGCATCACGATGGAGCCGTTTGCATCGACCGCTACTGGGGCATTTGCGCCTGCAACGCGCTGGGCGCCGGTGAGCTTGGCAAAACCATGCGCTGCCAATTGCGCTAAATTAAGCCCGCTCATTGCTTCACCCACTTGGATTCACCAGTCAGCACGCCTGCTGTGTAGCTGTATGTTTTTATCCATGTGTTTGCGCCGTTGGTGGCGGCATCTGTCACCAGCAAACCCGCAGCATAGCCGTAAGCATGGCTGCAGGCATCAGGATTGAAGGATGCGCCCGTGGAGTCGATGGCGGCGCCACCACCAGCGGCATAGGGCAGGCCTGTGGCGGGGTCCAGCAGCACCACGGCTTGGGGTGTAAGGGGCCGTGTGGGGCCGGGGGTGTTGACAAATTCCATGGGATTGCCTTTCAATCGGTTTTTACAGTTCGACAAATCGCAGGGTAGGCACATACCAGTCGTCGCTGGCAATGGCAGCATCTTCAAAAAACAGCACAGGCAGGCCTTGCAGCGCGCCGCGTTCGTGGTCAAAGGTCACGCTGTGGGCCACGCCGCGCAGCGTCAGGGTGAGCGTGATGCCTGCGGTGTGCGCCCAGGCGTGCAGTTGGTCAACCAGGGCGCGGGTGCACCAGCTGGTGTCTGCACTGCCCTCCAGGGTGATCGGCCTGCCTGCCTGCTTAACGCCTTCTTCAATCAGCAGCGCGCCGGTGGTGGTGTAGGTTTTGGCTTGCTGCACCGGGCTCCAGGTGTATTCATCGGCCCAGTTCAGGGCATCGGGCAGCGTCACTGTGGTGGCGCTTGCGGTGTGGGTCAGGGTGATGGCCATGGCTTTAAGCTGCGGTTTGTTGGGCGCGTTTGAGGGCGGCGATCAGGGCTTGCGCATCCGCGTCGCTGCTGGTGTTGATGGCGGTGCGGGTGCCGCCCATGTTGATGTTCACGGTGTAGGTTTTGGCGGGGGTGGTGGTTGATGCCTTTGCGTCAGTGACGGTTACTCGGCCAGTGTTGGTGGCATTCACCAGCGCCTGTGCATCTTGCAATGCCTGCACCGACACTGCGCCTGCTGACAACTTGCTCATTTCCTGCAAAAAGTTCAGCGCGTTCCTGGCTTGTGTTTTGGCTGTATTTAGCTCTGCCTGTGTCAAGCTAATCGTTTGCCCGGTGTCAACTGCATTTTTTACCCTGTACGCAAGATCAGTTGGCAGCGTGTTGTTGAACGTGCCTTTGGCTGCCCCGTCCTGATTAGCCGTCAAGCCATCAGACGTTTTACCGTAGGGGTTTTCTTCATCAATCTTGTCTCGATTCGACCTTGGTGCAGCTGAGCGGTCTGCCATGGCCTGCAAAATCTTCAAGACATCAGCTTGCCGCTTGATGTCTTCTGTGGTGGCGCGTACATGCCCGCCAAATTGCTGTGTGGCAGTAGATGCGCTGCCCATGGAATTCACAATGCTTTTGCCGGTGCTGTCGGTCTGGACTTGCAGGCCACGCATGGCGGCTTCGCTCTTGACGGTCTCGGTGGCCACACCACCGTTGGCGGCAATGGCAGCCTCGGCGTATTTTTTGAAGGCGGTTTGAAGCCCTTCTGCTGTGGCTTGACCGCTTTCTTTAACCAGCTCAAAGTCTTGCCTTGCAGTGATGGCTATGGTGGCTAGGTTTTCCTTGGTCTTGATGCCCATGCGCTCAAACGACGCGGCAATGGCGGCGGCTTTTTCTGCGGCCTGCTTTTCAAGATCGGCGATGCTGGCTGTTGCGGTGTTGGCTGCGCCTGACAGGGCTTGCAATTTTTCAACCGCCAGCTGCCAGTTACCGGTGGCCACGGCGGCCTCGTACTCCAGGCGCAGGGCGGCCACCTCGTCTTTGGCGGCAAGGGCGGCGGCTTGCTGCTTGTCGCCGCTGTCTTTGGCTTTGTTGCCTGCATCTAAAGCGGCATTGCCCACACCCGTCAAGTTATCAGCCATGGCCTTGAACACGGGCGCGCTGGTGCTGGCTTGCGCACTGGCCGCAGCGGTGTCTCCTGTCAGACCTGCCCAGCCGTCGCGCGCTGTCTCAGCGCCTGCGGCCATGCCCTCAAACGCCTTTTGCCCCTTGGCCGCAAACGCCTCACTGGCGGCCCATGTGGCCTCAGCAGACAATTTAACCTCTGCAGCGGCCTGCTTGAAGGACTCTGACACGCCACCAAAGGTGATCTTGGCCAAGCCCTGCAGCAGCAGTGCCAGCCCGCTCTGTATATTGCTGGCCACGCCTGAGAACGCCTCCCCCAGGCCGTACACCACCACCAGCACAGCGTCCACCCCGGCGCTCATCACGCCGTAAGCGGTTTTGACCATGTTGCCCGCATTGGTGGCGTACTCACCCAGCTTGGTAAACGCCGCCTGTGTGTCTGTGGCAAAGGCCTGCATGCGCGTGGCCAGCGCGCCAAAGTCGGCCTCAGCGGCAAAGGCTTTCACCCACTTGATGGCGCCCTCAAAGGCGGTGGTAATGGCCGCACCAAACCTGGCTACCGTGCCGCCATTCACCATGCCCCTGAATGCCGCAGCCAGGTCATTCATGCCCTGCGTCAGCACGGGCAGCACGGGTGTCGTCAGTGCGTTTTTAACCGTGTCCCAGGCGCTGCTCATGCCCTTCATGGCCCCATTGAGGTTGCCCTCCATCACGGCGGCGGTCTTGGCGGCGCTGCCAGCGGCGTTGTCAAGCTTGCCTTTCAGGTCATCGAGTGCGCCAATGCCTTGATTGAGCAACGCG